TTTTCTCATTGAGTTGATTTTTAAACGACATTTAATTTCTCCCGTTATCGTATTGCCCTTCGGCTACTTTCAGAAAATTAGTGGGCATCATCAGCCAATCAAAACTGGCCTTCCATGCCCGACCATTGCGGTTTTGGGTTCTTCCTGACAAAAAATCAGATTTCTGGACTTGGCGAAAGATTTGCCGAAAAATCTCAATGCCTTCCTCTTTGGATTTCAAATCATCCTCGGCATCCACATCGCGCCAACGGCTGACCAAGTGCTTGCGCCTTGTGTCGTTCAGCATCAAAACCCGTGGAAGGCTTTTGCATTCTTCGTGGTAAAGATTTAAAAGTTCATCAGATGGACAACTTATGCGCCTTGGGTTGACAACCGATTTATCGGTTTCTACGAATAACTCTGTCTCTCTCTCTGTCTCTGTCTCTGTCTCTGGTGCATCATCTTGATGTCGGCTTGATATCAAATTGTTATCGCAATGTTCCAGCCAGTGAGACAGCTTGGAAACGCAAACTTCAGTATCCTTTTCTGACATTCTTAGCCTAAATGCCAGTTGTTTGGTGGGGGGAATGCGCCCATCATCCTCGCTGGCAATTAACCAAAGCATGACCAGCACTTTTGCCGCTTTTGGGTCAAGTTCGTGCCATTCAATATCGTCTAAAAGATCACGATACAGCTTGACCCAAGGCGGCTTTCTGTCCTTGAAATGCTGAAACTTCGACCAGTTTTTAATTCGCATAAAGCAAACTCCGCAAATCTCCCAGAAAAGAAACGGCGGCAGGAGGGGAGTTCTCTTTTCATCTGGCTCATGACTTCCAGACTAGCCGGGTTTCAAACAATCTTACATTGAAAACCACTCAGGACGCAACAACATCAACTGCCAAATTCTTGCCTGGGGCACGGCTTTCCATTGGGAAACCGCCGATTGGTGGATGCCCAAAATTCTGGCAAGCTCAGTCTGTGACCCTGCCAATGCAATAAATTTGTTCTTGTCCATCCGCACATTGTACATAAGACCGCTAATACCCCCACAGTTGACTTGGGATTATAAGTTAGCTGATAATCACGCCATGCCCTAGCACAACGCATAAGGGTCTTTTAGAAAGTATCAAGATGATTACAGCAATCGAAACCCAAGCAATTTATGGCCATTTTGACATTGACTTGTCACCAGCAGAAATCATTGAAATTACTGCTGACGCAAATGACTGGGAAATTAAAGACACGCGCAACCTCACCGCCCATGAATGGGTCATGCGTTGGGCAAAATCTGACGCTTTTGAAAATGGTTGGAATCCATCTTTTTCTGAGCGCCTTGAATACGAATATTGACCATGTACGACCTTGATTATGAAGAATGGCGGTGGGGGCAAATCCTCACTCGCCAATCAGACTACAACCCCGACAACCAACCAGAGGATGAAAATGAAATACCCCAGGACGCTGAATGAAGCATTCCCCCACACAGTGGAATACAGCGCAGCAATTGAAATCCACGAACCCCGCATGGCGATCACCGACAAGATCATCATGGTGCTTGCTGTGTGTGCTGTTGTTGTGTTGGTTCTTGACCTTTTTTTTTGGAGACCATGACATGAACGCAAACGAACTTATCGACAACATCAAATTCATTGCTGACAAACAGTATGAAGGCGAACCTGCACGAAACCGCTTGGCCTATCACGTTGGGCTTTTGGAATCCCACTTGCGTACACACATCAACCTTGTGGAAACCGCACGGTATTACATAAAAGAACTGGAAATGAAACTGATTGCAAAGGAATCGGAATGAGAATGATCACCTACTCACTTTTGTGCTGGATGGCCTGGGTCACGGCTGGTTGCTCTAGCTTGTCAGCACCCCAAGCGCCTAACCAAGACCTGATTGTTGACAAGCAAGTGCAGCCGATGGGCAGGAATGAGGTTATTGACGCTGTGCGCCAGTGCGAATCATCTGGCTTACGCGCCATCCCGCTATACGCCAAACGCAAGATCAACGGCTACACAGTTGAGACTGTTGTTGAAGTCACTTGCGGCCCCAAATACGCTTACTAAGGAAACATCATGAAAGTTTATAAAGCAATTAACGCTGTCCAGGCTGAATTGTCATCTGTTGGCATTACAAAAGACCGCAGGAATATGCAAGGCAGCGGTTATAACTTTAGGGGGATTGACGATGTTTACAACGCAATTGCGCCCCTATTGGCAAAGCACAGCCTTTGCATTCTGCCTCGTGTGCTTGCGCGAGAGTGTATTGAGCGCATCAGCAAGTCGGGTGGCGCATTATTTTATGTGACTGTTGAGGTTGAGTTTGATTTTGTCTCAGCAGATGACGGGTCAAAACACACCGTTAAAACATTTGGTGAGGCAATGGATAGTGGAGACAAAGCCACCAATAAAGCTATGTCAGCCGCGTACAAGTATGCAGCCTTTCAAGCCTTTAGCATCCCCACAGAATCAGACAATGATGCAGATGCCCATACTCATTCTGTTTCTGCATCTCGCCCTGCGCCACAGATTGACGCAGGAATGATGGCAGACCACATTGCCGCCATTGATGCCAGCGCAAACAAAGAAGAACTGCAAGCCGCTTACAAAGCCGCCTATGACGCTTGCGATGGCGACCAAAATTGGATTGCCAAGGTCATCAAAGCCAAGGCAGACCGCATCGCCAAAGCAAAGGAAAAAGCATGAGAAAAAAGAAAGAAATCGGTCTTGAGGAAATAACCCTCAAAGACTTTATTGCCATCTTTGCCATGCAATCTTTTATCTCTGGATGGATTAGCCGTGGCACATATCCAGAAACAGATTTAATCGTTTCTGAACTTTCATACAAGATGGCAGATGCCATGCTGGAGACACGCAATGGAAACTGAAATCATCCAAGGTTCAACCGAATGGTTTTACCAACGTCTGGGCAAGGTCACCGCTAGTAGGGTGGCAGACGTAATCGCCAAGACCAAGACGGGTTATAGCGCCAGTCGTGATAACTACATGGCCCAGCTTGTGGTTGAACGTTTAACCTTTACCAAACAAGAGTCATACACCAACGCCGCCATGCAATGGGGCACAGACCAAGAACCATTTGCACGGGCCGCTTATGAGGCCGCACAGGGCGTTATGGTGGAAGAAGTGGGGTTTGTGCGCCACCCATCAATTGAGTGGGCTGGTGCGTCCCCTGATGGGCTTGTGGGGAACGATGGATTGGTGGAGATCAAGTGCCCAAATACATCCACCATGATTGAAACATTGCTATCCCAAAAAGTGCCTGGAAAGTACATCACCCAGATGCAATTTCAAATGGCTTGCACAGGGCGCAAATGGACTGACTTTGTAATGTTTGACCCCAGAATGCCAGAGAAGGCGCAATTATTTGTCAAACGGGTTGACCGTGATGACGCATATATCGCAGAGATTGAAGCAGAGATTGTCAAATTTCTTGCAGAAGTCAAATCCCAAGTTCAACAACTAAACGCAATCATTGAAAGCAAATAATGTCAAAAGTTAAAAAAGAAATCACCGCCATCGTGGGCCAGTACACCAATGCCCAAGGTCAGCAAAAGAATCGCTATCAGCGTATTGGGTCAATCATTGACACACGCAATGGCGAAATGCTCAAGCTGGATGTAATTCCTTTGAAGGAAAACGGGTGGGACGGTTGGGCATATTTGAACGACCCGCGCCCTGTTGAGCCTAAAGGTTTGCCAGCAGATAACGATGATGACCTGCCGTTTTAATCATGTTTGATTTCATATTTCCGCGAGTGCGTAAATCTGACCCGCTGACCTCGTTTGTGGCAGCGGATTCAGCCAAGGAATTGGCTAAAAAGCACGGTTCAATCATTGTCCAATGCCTTGTCCAGCACGGGCCATTGGGCAAAGATGGAATTGCTACCCACACGGGTCTGGATGGCAATCAAGTGGCTAGACGTTTAAAAGAATTAGAAACGCTAAGTTGGATTGAGTTAACAGGCAAAACAGTCGCATCTAAATCAAAGCGCCAAGAAAGGGAATGGCGTGTTTTGGGGGATTTATGACTGAAGAAGATGAAGCATTTGAGGAATTGTCCAAACGGCAAGGTTATTGGGGTTTGCAGGGGTCACGCAAACACCAGATCATGCGGTACGCCGAAAATGTTGAAAACAAGGGGACAAGCATGAAAGCACGAACGGTTTTTATTGCCCTAATGACGGGCAAAGGGTATGCGGAATCTGAACTTGAGTGGGACGGTGAAAAGTTCACAAATCAAAACATGACAACCCGCTGGAATTACTTTTTGCTTGGTTGGGAAATGCGGGGGGTTATGTGATTGGATTGTTTCTAATCCTGTGCCTGGGCGCTGCCGTTGTGGTGGCAGTCGCTTGGGTATTCGTTCAGATACTGCTATGGATGGAGGAATAACGCCCGTTCATCTTGTCGGCGTTTAACCAGCCCTGGCAAGACTTTGCCGCCGCCTTTGGTGTACTTTAGGAATTCATCCGCAGCACCCGCCTTGTCGCCTCTAAGCACCTTCTGGCGTAGCGTTGAACGCTGGGTCGTTCCCAAGCCGCAATTAAAAGAAAAAGAAACAAGGCTATCAAACATCCCTTGGCTGAGATCGACAGGAAATAAAGTGTGGATTCCACGCTCAAACCTTGCAAGATCGCTTCTGAGAATGGCATTTACTTCCTCTGCTGAAAACGTGCGATTATCTTCTGGGCGTAGCTGATAACCATCTCTTTGATCAACAGGCATCTTGCCTTGATCTGGGTATAAAACATGACCGACTCCTATTGTCCAAAGTTTTGCTGGGCAACGGTAAGGCTTAAACCGCACCCCTTCATGATGCTTGACCATCTCAACAGCTTCAAGGCTGATGTTCATTTTTTAAACGCTTGACCGCCAAACCAAAACGACACAATGCAAGCCCAGATGATTTGCGTTTCATCATCCCACAGGTGGTTCAGCGCCACATCAAAAGCCACGTCTGTATGCCAAGCATAGTAAAACCCAAAGATTTCAACAAACATAAACATCACAAACATACCATAGGTAATGACCGAACGGGTTGCCGCCCTCATGTTGATTACCCAGGTTGATGCACCTTGGCCTAGCGCCACATCATGGGCATACAGGGCTTGGCGTTCTTGCATGGCGGTCTGGGCATTGGTGACCTCGGCGTTAATCTGTATTTGCTCAGTTTGGATATGCTCAATGCGTTCCTGTGCTTCTAGGCCAGCTTTCTTGAGGGTCAGTTCCCGTTCAGTTTGCATTGCCGCCAGCGCCAGTTCATGCTTCTTGTCGGCACGGTCTTGGATGAATTCAAGGATTTTGGGCAGACCACCCATTAGGAAGCTGACTAGGGATGAAAACAAGGTTAGCATTTTTTAGCCTTTTAATTCAAAACTTAGATTGGCATGGCGGGGGTATTGAACAACACGTTCACCCTCGGGACATTTGTATTTAATGGTTGCCAGCAAAGTTGCCTTGCCTTCAGCAATCTTTTCTTTTCTCACCATCGTCAACTGGTAGGTAAACGTGTCAATCTCTGGCCCTGCTGGGCCGCTGAATCTGCTTGCCGTGGTGGTGGCCTCATGCACCATACCCGCCGCATCCCGAATGCTTGGCGTAAAACTTTCAACAGAACAATCATCCCGTTTTTTGATTCTTGCAACAGTAACGTTAATGGGTTGCCCAGCCTCTGCCACAATTTTAAAATGCTCTGGTGACCATTCAAGAATGGCCC